GAGTTTGCTAAAAGTCTGCGATGTTCTTCCACATCAGGATAATAAGCGGGTACTTTTTGTGTACTCATCGTTTTCCTTCTGTTGCAACATCTAATTCTAAACCAAATGCTTGATCGAAGTTTCCTACGACATCGATTTGTTGACGTAGATATTTACCTGGTTGTCTGAAATAACAAGTTCCATTATCACTAGGAGAAACAGCAGAAGTAAAATTCACAGTAGCTCCTTGTTTATCTCTTGAACCTACTTTGGCAGTAATTGTACCACCATCAATTAAGGGAGTCACAGCACGAACAACTGCTCGTCTGTCTCCTTCAATATTATTCTCTCCTGTAGTAAATGTGGCAGTTCCTGCTGTTCCTGTAAAGACTCCTGTCTTTTTAGCAGAAGTAAAAGCAGCTAATTGGAATTGTTGTCCAGTCCAAAAGATAGAGTCAAAACTAATTTCTATTTCGTCCAAGTCAGGATCAATGGCAGCAATTTGTTCTAATGTAAAACTCGCAGATTTAGTAAAACCTAATACTTGAATATCGACATCCGCAGTAGACCAACGATCTAACACATAGTTATAGATAATGAGTTTATCTAGTTCTCCTGTGGAGTCTGTAGAAGGATAGGCCCATACCACAATATCATTACCAGGATCAACAGTTGCACTAATACGATCTATATAGGAACTGGTTGTGGAAAGATCATTAAAGAAAAACTTATTAACTTTGTTTGTACCAATAGGAATAGACTTGTTACCATCAAAAGCATAGAAACCATCTTCTGATAAGTAGTAAGAAATACGACCATAGTTAGTGATACCACCAGGTACAAATGCACCAAATCCCGATTGGACTTTATCAAACTGAAAGATAAAGGGAGTGCCGACATATTGCATACGATGAATAGCTTTTTCTGTAAAGACAATTCCATATTCTCCACCGACTATTCCTTGTATTGCACCATGATCACCCACAATATCTTGGAAATCTGATTGGGTGGTTTGAGATACAGTAAAATCTGTAGGATTATTCAAAGCCGACCAACGTACTCGTTGTGGTTGATTTTCATTATAAGCAGTAACTAAGAACTCTCCAATCACTGTAACAAATTTAGCCTTTAAACTAACTAAATCACTAAAGAGAGTATCTGTTCCAATTTCAAACTTTTGTAAATTTTTAGTAATCGTAGAAGCAATAATATTATTGCCAAAGATAGTAAACTGCCAGTTGTCTGAAGAACCTAAATTATATCCCCCTGATTGAGAGACATCATCCCATGTTGCACCATCTAACATATAGAGTTTTCCTGCATCTCCACAAACAACTTTAATAGTATCGGTGGTAGAACGAGCAGCAAATAATCCTCTAGCCCTGTTGTCTATTGCATCAGTAAATGTTTCTATTGTAGGGAGAGGTTTATATCCTCTCGCATAAGGAATACAATTATTGGCAGTTAATAGACCAGGGTTTTTAAACGCTGGTTGATCAACTAATAATTCTTCAAATTTAATAGTAGGCATTTTGTATCTCTGTTGTTGTCTCGCTTGTTGATGTTAATTCTGACCATGTTTCACTCGCATCAGAAGTTAAAGGAGTATAACTTTCACTAGCAATTGATGTTTCGGCATCCCAAATCTTTCCTATAATTCTAGAGTCAATACTTGTAGAGGCAACGACACTTGCAGTACCGGGATTATTTCCTCTAATACGAATATAGTCTATAAGGGTAGTGGCAAATCCAAAAACTCCACTTCCACCAATACGTTGTCTAATCGCAGTTGCAGTAGCACTAATAGCAGAACTAATAGAAGAATCGGCAAAGCGTTGTCTAATCACATCTAAGGTGGTTGAAACCGCAGAACTTAAATTAGCCGCTGCAAGGAAAACAACAATAGCACTAGCACTAACTGTAGCAGCAGCACTAATACTAGCATCCGCTATTCTTTGGCGAATAGCACTAGCAGTGGTTGTGGCACTAGAAGAAGCACTAGCACTACCATCAAAAATAGTAGCAGTTTGCCAAATAGAGCTATCTAAAGAATAAGGAATATCATCAATGGATGTATATCCAAAGAGTGTTTCTAGTTCCTCTAAAGTGAATGGCCCTGTTTGGTCTGCCATGTTATGCTACTGTAATACTGAGGTTACCAGATGCTACTTTAAAAACGTCTCCTGCGGCTATAGTTTTTGAATCGGTTAATGCACCATGAAATAGTAAATTACCTGCTGATGAGGCATCAAAAATTCCAAAGTGGGTAACTGTTCCAAAACCAGAACCTGTTGCTTGACTAAATTCTACATCAGCACTATTAGAAGTTGTACCACTAGAAGCTGCACTAAAAGCAATACTTTGTCTTGAGTAGTTAGTACCACTTGTCGATACTTCTGTACCACTACCTGCATCGGTAGGATCTGTTGTAAATAGAGCCAAATAAACAGTGGCGGGAGCAGATGTAGAGGCAGTTCCTAAGAAATGGTCTAAGACTGCATCTTCTAAATAATCACTTGCTGCTGACATTTATTTATTCTCCTTATGGGTTTGCTGAGTCTGTTTTCATCGCAAAAGCAGTACGCCCAGAATATCTGCCTTGCTCATCATCTCTAATTACTAATTGAACAGCTTCGTTATAAAGACTAATCCAAGTGGTTAATCGCTCATCGTTCATTATATAGGGTTGTGCTTCCACTAACGCACCATATAAATAAACTTGAGGGTAATTAGAAAGTAAGAAATTGGTTGTATTAGAATCGGATAGTGCGGGTATCTTAGCAAAGTAGGTTAACTTTAACGTATAAACAGCATCAGGAATAGGGTTTAATTTAAATTCACTACCCATAATCGTATATTGTTGAGGTTTACCACTTCTATCTCGTAAATTGTCTAGTTCAATTTCTGTAGGATTGACATAATCTAAAACGTGATTAGGATCACTATCAACAAAGAATTGAACTGTCTCTAAAAAGTCACTAGGTAAATCTACAAACGCATCACTAGCAGTTGTATCGGTTGATACTCTTTTTTGCATTGCACGTAGTCTTAATACTCGATTTAACTTAGACTCTGTTAACGTAATAAAATCTTTAATAGGAGCTGTTAAGTCTGTTCTATTAAGATAATTTGCAATACTTGTTTGTAGTTCACTGTATGATGTTAATGCCATTAGATTTTCTTATCTGTTACTTTTAAATATTTGTTGTCTGGATCATTTAAGAAACGAGCAAAAGCCACACGATCTTGGACTTTACCTGTCTTAGAAATAATCCCTGTTTTTTGCATATTATAGAATACTGTTAAAGGAATACTTGCTACGTATTTAAAATCTTTATGTTTATTAATATCGTGTTTTTGTAGTTCCTTGTTGCGATCTATAATGGGTTTTGCATCAATCTTATCCTCGATATAATATTTATCCGCAGCTTCATCAATATAGAAGTTACTTTCAACCACATCTCCAGGATTAGATAGCTTTAATTTTTTAGCCATTGATTGCTTTGTTGATCATATCTTGAATAGGATCTTTTTGGTTTCCTTTAGTAATCATCATCTTATTAGCTTTTACTGTATTTCTTTTGCTAATCTTTGCTTTACCACCAGTGTGTGGGCCATCTTGCATCACAGCAGATTTTTTAGAACCTCTAAGATAAGATATGCCTTTATCAAATACTTTCATTATTGCTCCTTTGTTTTAGTTAGGGTGGGGGAACATCCCCCTACCCTTTGATTATACTATATACCTTATGAAGTTGTGCAGTCTGCTACAACACCAGAAGAGTCACCATTTCTAGCAACAAGAGTGTACTCAGCTAAGAGTAATCTCTTATCGTTGTCACCAGAAGATGCTAATTCTTTAGTTTGGAATGGGCGTAAGAACGCACACTCAAACATGTCGGATTGTAATACAAACGCATCTCTTTCTCTTTGGAATCTGTTAGGTACTACCGCTAACTCACCAAAGTCTGATACGTAGATATCAGCAGTTGCAACAATAGTTCTATCTTCTACGTTCTTGTACTTAGTAGCAGAACCTGTGAAGCCTGAGAACTTTTGCTTGTTGAATGGGCCAACCATGATCATATCTGGATCGCCACCATCTTGGTAACACTCAAGGATAACTGCTTTTAAGTTATCTTCTGAAAAAGCTACTAATGTATCAGCATCAGTTGCTGTATCAGATCCGTCACCAGTTGGATCAGCACCCGCAGTATCAGAACCTGCAGAACGTACTGCGTTAGTTAACCATGTTGGTAAACCAGCAAGTGCTCTTGCAGTTGAAGCATTACCAGGAGAAGCAGCTTGGTTATTAAGTAAGATTGACTCCATGTCTCTCTTTAACTCTTTACCCATTTTTGCTAATTGGTATGCTAACTCGTCATTTCGACCAGCTGAGTTAACAGCACTGTTAGTTCCAGATACTACGACAGTCTTTCTTGAGATCTGACAGTAGTTTTGTACTCTGGTTGTTGCGGCCCTTGAATCAAAAGTACCGACATCATCACCTTCGATTTGTGCGTTAGATGTTGATGCAGCAGCTAGTGAATCTTTCTGCCATTCGTGTTTTACTTGATCCGCTGTTCCTTTAGCAATGTTAGTCATAAAAGGAGTTTCTGTTGGAGAAATTGAATAAATTACGTCCTCGAGATCTTCTCTTATGCCAACTCTGTTGTGAGCGGAAACTGTATTTGTTGGTACAGCCATTTTATTTTCCTTTCGTTAGTTGTTATAAGAATTGCTTTAAAACATTAGCAGCATCTCTCATCGATCCTGTTTGTTTTAAGCGAGATTTTAACGACTTGGCTTGTTGACTGTCTTTGTTGACTGTTTTATGTGTTCCACTGCGAACCATTTTCGGTACAGGTTTGGACTGTTTAGCAGAGACTTTTGAGTTCATCATCTTATCATAAAGCATCGCTTTCTTGGCAATCACGAATGATCGATGATCTACCATCATGTTCAACTCTTGATCTGAGTAGCCTTCTTTTTTAAGATAACTCGTCATGTCTTTACGTAAGCCTTCACCTTTTACAGGATCAACATACTCGGGCTCTTTTTCAGCAAGGAGTTTTTTTTGTTGTTCCAAGTATTGATTGAATACTTTGGTCTGCTCTTGCTGTTGCTCTTCTAAAGCACGTTGACGTTCTGCCTTAATGGTTTCTAACGCTTTGGATTTATTCTCAACTTCAATCTTTTTGCGATGATATTCATCGGGATCAGTTTCATATAACTTTGCCCAATCAATATTCGCATCAGGTTGCATTGAGTTTTCAATCTCACCTAGACGTGTCGTATAGTCTTGTCGTAGTTTTGCCACCGCATCGGACTCGGACTTCGCTTTATTGACTTCCTCTTCTAAGAGTCGTCTTTCATCAGCTAGTTCCATTGTCTTTCTTCGATAGTCTGAATCTCGTTGATAACCAGACATTAGTTCATCGAGGGTAACTTCAACAGGTTTGCCATTTACTTTGATTTGATATTTGGCTTCCTCTTCTTGTGCCTCTTCACTAACCTCATCAGTTAGATCTTCGGATTGACTTTGTTCTTCAACTTCCGCAGTTTCTACTTCACTCTCGGTAACCTCTTGAGGTTCGTCTTGTGTTGCTTCGACTGGTTCGGTTGTCTGCTCTTGGCTCTCGTCTGTGGCGTTTAACAAGTTAGCAAATGCAGATTGTGCTTGGTCTACAGTATTGTAGACAGGTGTAGATTCCCTATTGGGATTGTCTGCCATGGTATATTACCTTTCTTTTATGATTATTATTTGAGTTGTTCTGAAGCTAGTTTTCCAGTTTCCATTTCTGAAATTAACATGGCCTCAAACTCATCAATAGCCTTGACGAGGAAGAATATTTTTTCACGACCTTCAACGTCTCTCAGGGGTGAGTTCTTCCATTCAGTGTCAAGTTTATTCCTGATTGCTTTCAAGGAATCTTGTAATAGAGGATTTTCTAAAATGTCTTTAGCTTGTTGTCCTCTAGAAATTTGTTTTTGTAGATCCATTACCTTCCTCTAGTATATCCTCTACCAGTAAAGGCTGGAGCACTAATACTTACTTTTCTTGGTGCAGCTCTTTGAGTATAAGAACTTCTGTCATTAGATCTTGACTGTTGTTGTCTTTGAGCTCGTTGTTGTTCTTGTTGAAGTCTCATTGTTGAGTCTAACGCACCAGGTATGGTTGGTTGAGTAATGGGAGCTAATGGTTGTATATCAATAGGAACTACAGGTGCAGTTGGGCCAAACTCTCTTACACTAATATCAGAAGTACCACCATAACTAACAGTGGGTGGTTGAGGGGTAAAAGCAGAGGTAAGTGAACCTAAAAGCCCACCACCAGATAAATATTGTTGTGCAGCATCTCCAATACCACTAACCATACTACCAATTCCACCACCAATGTCTCCCATTAATTGACCAAAGGTTGGAGACTTAGCTACGATTCTAATTACATTACCTTGAGGATCTCTTTTAAATTGAATCCCTCTTCCATAAGAAGCAGCTTTTTCATATTCTGCTTTCATTGCAGGAGATAATGTTTGATAGAAAGTACCCATCTTCTGTTGCATGGGTTCTAGTTCTTGATATCCTTCAATGATACCATCGGTAATTTTAGG